GGCAGCAGGAATGGAGAAAATCGACAGATTATATGCTCTCTTAGAGCGCAGTGACGTGGATGAGGACACCAAGGCGGCAGTTCGATGGGCAATCTTTAAATTGGAAGGAAGGTAGAAAAAATGAAAGGCAAGGAACCAATAAAACCGCATATTACTCATGTGATGGCTGACGGCAGGGTATTGGATAGCATAGAAGGCTATGTGATTCCTTGCAGCGGACACACGGCAGTAGTCTACCGGATACTGGCAGATTGTGTGAACAGACAATTAAATAGTGAAAAGAAATAACCATAGGTATCCGTGCCCTGTACGTGGTGTATTCCCAACACCACACTCCCCTTTTACACAATTAAAGCGTGTGTGTCCAGACTCCACACCTGGGCACCACGTAGAGGGCATGGACAAGCATAATAGATCACGTTCTGTGCGTGGTGCATCTTGCTGCATCACCATATGACGGCATATCATCCACTGCTATGATGGTATGTTGCCCTCTTTCTGGTGGTACCCGGGTAGATCAGCACCGGGGCCACGCAGAGAGCGTGATCGGAAAGAAAAAAGAAAATGAGCATGTATACAGATCCAGAGCATTTCGTGGAAGAGATTATGCGGAATAAAAATATGGGAACATACTGGACAGCCTGCAATCGCCCGCTTGCTGAGCAGACGTATGAGCGTGTCAAAGAGATGATCCCGGAAGCAAAGTATTACGAATTTGATGGAGTGCAGTTTATTACGGTAAACGAAATGCAGGAAAAAACACTGTTATTGTATTTTGAGACTTTGCAGGATATGTATGAGAGAAAAATCTGCGAGATTAATGATATGAGATGCCAGATATTGGAGGTGGGCATATGAGCAGGGAGAAGTTAGGAGCTTTTATCAGACATGCAAGGGAATCACAAAATTTGACGCAGGAGCAGCTTGCGGAGAAGACGGGATATGCACGCCAAACTATTAGCCGCTGGGAACAAGGTGATCAGGCTATTACAGTAGAGGCACTGGTTAAGATACTGAAAGTGACACGAATGCAGGTAACCATAGGGGACAAGGAGGCAAAGGTATGTATAAAGATATTGTGATATCGCTCCTCGGGGCATTGCTCCTGGAGCCGGTACTGGGATCAACAGAAGTAGGAGAGCAGATCGCCATAGTCATGGGCATGGCGACAGTGCTTTTTATTTTTTGCCTTTTTTTGGAAAATCAGGTGGAAGAATGGCAGAAAAAGCAGAAAAGGATCCGGGAACTGGAGCGAAAACTGGAGGAACTGAGAGGAGGCGGAAAGCGTGAAAGACGAGAGAGTGCAGGAGATTATGGAGAGGTTGGAACAGACCCCGACAGAGCCATTAATGATGCTGGTTGACCATGAGGCACAGGAGGTTTTCCCGTATGTCCTCCGGAAGTATCAGAATGCACATCTGGTCATGATGAAGGGCATCCGGTATATCACAATCACCGATGATGCCATCCGGGTCATACTGGACCGCCTGCAGCGTGAGAGAGCAGATTTTAAACGCACGGTGGAGTACTACGACAGGGAGATCCAGGGCGTGGAGTACCTGCTGACAGGCAAAAAGCGGTACTACTGGTCACCGGATAATTACATAGTAGAGCCTGTCTACGCAGAGCAATAAAAAAGCCGGCATTTGGCGATGCCGGCCAGCTCACAGAGCTACTTATATAGACAAAATAATTGTAACTCTGTGGACTAAAAAAGTCAAGAAAAAATGGGGCTTTTGGAAGCCCCTGCGCACTTGATAAAGATATTAAAGTTAGGATACAGAGTATGGTTAAGAGAAAGAAAATAAGGCTAAGGCATGGGGATGTACTGGATGTGGAAGAGTACCATGACGGCACCTATGGATCCCCTGGAAAAAGCAGACAGAAGAAGGAGAAGCCAACCAAGGAACAGGTGAGGCTGATCAACCGGAGAAATAAGGCAAGGCTGTGCCGGTGGAGACTGATACAGTACTTTGACCAGGGAGACCTGTTTATCACATGGACCTATGAGGTGGGAAACCGTCCGCCAGATATGGCAGGGGCATTGAAGGACTTTCAGAAGGCAATGAGTAAGATCCGGAAGATCTACCGGGCAAGAGGAGCACCGCTCTACTGGATCCGCAACATCGAACGCGGTACCAAGGGAGCCTGGCATATCCATCTTGCAATCAAGCAGACACCGGAGGGAGATGCAGCGGCTATCGTAACCAAGGCATGGACAAAGGGTGGCACCTACGTGGCGGAGATCCGACACAGCAAGTTTACCGGCGACGATATGGAGCAGCTTGCAGACTACCTGACCAAGGACGAGCACACAGCGGAGACCAAGTCAGACGGCACACCGGGCAAGCCCAGGATTGCGGAGTCCTCCTATAATACCAGCCGCAATATGCCGCTTCCGGAGCCGAAGGAGGACAAGCTCCTTCGCTGGAAGCCGGAAGTCAAACCACCCAAGGGATATTACATAGCCCGGATCCATGAGGGCATCAATCCGGTCACAGGATTTTTGTACCGGAGCTACACGCTGATCAAACTGAAGACACAGGAGCGGAAGAAACCGCCGAACAGGGTAAGGAGGTGTTGATTTTGGGAAATGAATTGAAAGTAGTGGATATCTTTATAGGCACGACTCTCCGGGGATCTGCAAAGGGCTCCGGACGGGTAATGTACATTATGAGGACCAAACGCAAGAACGGCAGCGACTACGAAGCTGCACCGCAGATCGCAGAGTATGACAATACCACGGAGAGCGAGTCCGTCCTGCGTGCCATCCGGGATGCCCTGCAGCGTCTCCATTATGCCTGCACCGTAGTGATCCATACAGAGTGCAGCAACGTGGCAGCAGCCATCGCACAGCACTGGCCGGAGAAGTGGCAGCACGATGGCTGGAAGAGCGCAAAGGGCAATCCGGTGAAGAATGCCGTATTGTGGGAAATGCTCCTGCAGGAGGTTGAGGATGGTGGTCACATTCTGCTGGCGGAAAGCGAAAAACACGAATATGCGGAGTGGATGCGCTTTAATCTGCCTCTGAAACGAGCATTAAAAGACATTTTTGCAGAAGTGCCGAAAAGCTGACCGCATGAGTAGAGTACTCATGTTAGAGACGATTTTGTTGAGGTCAACAAAACATGGAAAGTATAACAATTTGACAATATTGCACCGGTGCAACCGGAGAAGGAGATCAGATGGAGAAATTTAAGACAGTAAAAGAGTTGAATGATAAGGCAGCAGAACTGAAGAGCGCAGGAGATTTGTCAGAACTGGTAAAACTGGCAGAGGAAAACGGACTGGAGAAAGAGGATGCCGAGGACTACATGGACAGCGACGATCCGGAAGACTGCCTCTGCAATGCCACGATGGCGGCAATCGGCAGGCTAAACATGGAAGAGCAGGACCTGCACCTCGAAAGCCAGATGAAGGATTGGAAGGACTTTATCGTGCAGATGCTGACAGACTATCCAGCGGACCATGCTGGTGAAGACAGGGACACACTGGCCAATGCTGTATTTAACCCGGGCAAGCAGCTGCTGGACGTGCTGGCCGCCGGGCTGAAGCTGTCAAGCGAGAACCGGATCACGGTAGATATGCGGATCATAAAGGCAGCAGGACTCCCGGAGAGTGCCGCCTACATCGGAATGTGCGGCCGGGATGATCTGAAAAGGATCATACTGGACTACTATCTGGGAAAGCAGGTGTGAAATGCGTGCATATAAAGGATTCCATAAAGACCTGAACTGTACGATGGGAAAAGGTGTATTTTATTACGAACCTGGGAAATGGTACAGCGAGCAGGAGGCGAGATGTGCTGATACCGGCTTCCATGCGACGGACAATCCGTTGGAAGTATTGAGATGGTATTCCGGTGAGGATGACAGATATTTTGCCGTGGAACTGCGGGGAAATATAGACGAGGACGGATACGGCAGCAGGATTGCGGCACCGGAGATTATGCTGGTAAAAGAACTTACGATAGATGACCTGTATCGTCTGGGAGTGTTGTGGATGTCAAAACATCCGAAATCAGAACTGGCAGCAGCCGTAATGGTGGAGAGCGGGGAGGCATACAGAAATGGAAATGTTATCGTCCGGGGAAAAAATCCGAGAGCCCGTGGGAAAGCAGGGGATAACCTTTACATTGTCAGGGACGACGGCGACGGGGACATCGTGGAAATCGGTGCTTTTAAGGTAGACGGGATAAAGATCCTGCCGGATGTGTATTATGACGCAAAAGGGAGGCGGGTAAATGAGAAAAAGTGAACTGGAGAAGCTGAGGACACTGAATGCCACTCCGGCCATGATCCGGGCATTGCAGGAGCCGGGGACGAAGAGGTATTACAGTGGAAAGATTAACGAGGAAAAGTATCATCTTGCGGCCAGGTGCCAACAGCTAGGAGGATATCTGAAAATATCTATCTGCACCCGGGAAGATATCAGCAAAAAAGTGTATACACCGAAGTGGGATATCTTTATTAACTACGAAGGTGATGAGTATATCACAAGGGAGAGACAGAAGGACGGATCCTACAAATGGCGAAAGGCATATGGGTACAATCTGGAAGATTACACCTGGTATAACAAAGACTGGGATGAGTATGTATACATGAATCCGCCAGGCAACGTCCAGATACAGAAGATCCTGGGGACAATAAAAAAAGGATTCTGGGGGATGTGCGAGTGGCAGGAAGGCTGTAAAAAACGGAATGAGGATAAAAAAATAAAGAAGCTGACGGATCAGTGGGATAAGGATATGCAGCCGATCAAGGATCCACCAAAAGGATTCGAGACCTGGTGGCATCATAACGCATTCGACGGCAGCAATTATATTTATTATGCCTCGTCGAAATCTACGGAAGGATATTGTACGTCGTGCATCGGCAGGGTAAAGCTGCCGGAAAAACCGACACACAACACAGAGAGTAGATGCCCAGTCTGTAAGAAAAAGGTCACATACATATCGCGGGCAAAGAAAACACAATGCATCTGGATACGTGCACATGATGCTTCCTGCATCCAAAGATATAAGGACGGACTGGTGCAGAGAGACTTTGAAGTGCGGAGATGTGACGATAAGGATGCCCTGAGCATTAATAAATCTACTTACACCATCCGCGAGTACAGGAGAACCATTGTCACAGCAAAAGGATGGGGGACATATATCTACATGGATTATCGCAGGAGGGGAATGCGCTGGGCAGCAGACCCCGATGCCTGGGTAGGAAAACACTGCGAGACAATGTACCGGAAGAATTTCGGACAGATATTCAAAAAATACCATACGGCGTATCCGATTGCCGTGAAACATGGGTATAAAGCGGCAGGTCTGAGGTATTTTCTGAGCCAGGAGCAACGTTATCCTGCTATCGAGATGACTTACAAGGCGGGAATGTACAGGCTGGCGGATGACATGGTAAGGGACAGCTGGGGACAACTGGATAAAATATTGAAGAACAAAGCATCCGGTGGACTTGCAAAGATCCTTAAAATAGATAACGCCAGGATGAAGCGTCTGAAAAACATGGATGGCAATATCAGGATGCTCATATGGCTGCAGAAAGAAAAGGAGATGAATACGATATTGCGTGACTGCGATATAAAAACACTCACAGAAGCAGACATCAGTCCGGAAGATTTGAAAAGATCCAAAATCAGAAAATATCTGACCATTGAAAAAATCTGTAATTACCTGAACAAACAGGCAGAGTTGAGATCTCTAAAAGGTCATGGATTAAAAACATCAATATGGAGAGACTGGAACGACTACGTGAACATGATGGCCAAACTAAAGATGGACTGTAACAGGGAACTCCTGCTGAAACCGAAAGACCTTGCCATTGCACATAACGAGTTAGTGGCACAGATATCCATGCTGGATTCCTCAGAGGAAATTGCAGAAAAGAAAAAAGATTTCCCACAGGCACAGGAACTCATGGAATCTGGAGAACTGGAAAAATATGAGTATGATAACGGCACTTACTGCATTGTAGCCCCCAGGAGCATCGATGATATCTATCGGGAGGGAATCGTATTAAAACATTGCATTCACACCTGTGATATTTACTTCCAGAGGATCAACATCAGAGAAACCTATCTGCTCTTCCTTCGGCACAGCGCAGAACCGGATACTCCCTGGTACACGGTGGAGATTGAGCCGGGAGGAAACATCCGGCAGAAAAAGTCCGTACTGAATGAGGCATATAAGGATCTGGACGATGCAATGCCGTTTCTGCAGGAGTGGCAGCAGTGGGTGAAGAAAAATCTATCCGAAGAGGATAAGAAACTGGCAGAGAAGAGCGACAAGGCCCGCAGGGAAGGCTATAAAAAACTGCGGGAGCAGAAAAAGATAGTATGGCACGGGAGCCTGCAAGGAACACTGCTTGCGGATGCTCTGGAGAGTGACTTTATGGAGGTGATCTGATGGAATTAATGGAATACACAAAAACATATCAGGAATATAAACAGGAACTGGATGCAGTGCTCACCCGGACAGCAGAGGATTTTGTACAGATCGGCTATCTGCTCAAGGTAGCCAGAGACACAAATATATTGGCAGAGAGCGGATATGCAACCGTGACAGACTTTGCCAAGGCAGAATATGGCATAGATAAGACACAGGTAAGCCGCTTTATCAGTATCAATGACAGATTTTCTGAGGATGGCTACTCTGATCATCTGCTCACGAGCTACAAGGGATTTGGATACGCAAAACTTACATTGATGTTGCAGATCCCCGACGAGATCAACGAGGTACTTCCGCCTACGTTGTCCAAGGCAGAGATTCAGGACATAAAGGACGAGGTGGATGCTGAGAGCAAGGTCACGGATATTGAGGTGGAGATCGAGAAGGCAGAGGCAGCAGCCGTCACGGACAAGCCCATGCTTCCGCCGGAGGGATCGCCGCTGTACCGTAACCTTTGGCAGTTGGGTAAGGAGCAGGAAGATCTCTTCCGGAAGCTGTGGACAATCTGCAACACAGACATGCATCCGCTTAATACATACATTATGGATGCCCTGATACCGCAGGGAGACGCGGTCTATACCGTCCGTATCCCGGGAGAACGCCGTACACAGATCATTGTAAATCCTGATGGTGCAAAGCTAATCAATATGAAAACAATGGAGCGCCATGAATATGCACCACAAAAAATCTGCCTTGAGGTAGATTCCCTGTTTCTTGGAGGCAGCAGTCCTGAGGAGCGGTACAAGATGTTATATGGCGAGGACTTAACACCGGAAGAACCGGAAATTGCACCGGTGCAACCGGATGAGACTCCGAAAGAAAAGAAACCGGAAAAGCGTAAGGAATCCCGTGTGACCAAAGCAAACACCGAAAAGAAAAAGCCCAAGGAAACGGAAAGGAAGCCGGAGCAGATGACCATCCCGGGAGCCGTACCGGATCCGGCACCGGAAGAGCCGCAAACACAGGTAAATGACTCGTCTTCCCGGGAAACTGACGTGGATAATCAGAATACCGACACCATGGGATCGGAAGAACAGGTACCTGGGCAGACCGATATCGAAAATGACTTTCCGCAATACTGCCCGGATGCAGACCAAAGGACTGCTTATCTCCAGTCCATCCGTGGAGCAGTGGATAATCTGGTACGTTACGCAGAGATGGATCTGATCATCGCGGCGCGAGTGCAGGTGAAAGATATCTCCGAATACTTGGACAAGCTGGAAGAACTCATAAAGGAGGCGGATAGCAATGCCGAAGCGGTCGAAGCAGGCGAGAGCGCGGGAGTTTAATGCTGCCTCCCGGCAGATTATCAAAGAGCGGGATCTGTACCAGTGCATCTTTTGCTGCATGGAATATCACATGGAGGATGTCACCTGGTACGGTCAGCAGCTGCAGAGCATCATGCACTACATACCGCGCTCCCGGGGTGGTCTCGGGATCCCGCAGAATGGTGCATTGGGCTGCCAGAGTCACCATGAGATGCTGGATAACGGAAACAAGGGCAGACGGGAGGAGATGCTGCAGATGTTTAGGCAGTACCTGCAGGATCATTACCCGGACTGGTCGGAGGAAGCCCTGACATACAGCAAATGGAAATAATGTATATACAAATTTGTATATACAAAATGGAGAAATTATGAAAGCACGAACTGAACTTATCTCAGTACGACTGACACCAGAAGAAAAACGGCGAATGGAATATTGCGCTGAAATGATGGGAATTACACAGACAGAACTTTTAGTGCGTGGAATCAATCGCTATTACGACAGCGTCAAAGAAACAATTAAGAAATTAAACCAATAAGCCTTTTGGAGTGTACTCACGATAACTATAGACATAGCCACGGGGCGGCCGCTGATACCAAGAGGCAGCAGCCGTCCAGGAAGGAGACAACAATGCAGTATAAGGACTGGGACGGCAATCTTCTACCGGATCCTGCGCCGCGCATCCATAATGTACATATCGGGGATGTTATAAAAATAAAAGAAAACGAAGAGAATCCGGGGAGATGGGGAAAGCCATTCAGGGAATACGAAATTATAGAAATTTATCCAAGAATAGTATTAACCAGGGATAAAAAGACCGGATTCCGCCGGAGCTTTTCTTACGGAGATCTCCTGACAATGGGATTGGAGAACCAGGATCCGGAAATAGAGACCATGCGTAGATCATACGCAAAGGACCAGCGGAAAGAGAGCATATCAATGACACGCAGCTCCTTCAATCCGGACTATGATCCGGAAAAATACCGAAAGAAGAGGAAAAAGAAGAATGAAGACAGTGGAGAAGAAAATCCTGCCGAAGTACTTCCAGACAGTGAGGAATGAGAGAAAAAACTTCGAGCTCCGCAAGGATGAGGACAATATACAGCCGGGAGACATACTGATCCTGCGAGAATGGAACGATGGCCAGTATACTGGAAGAATGGAAGCGCGTAAAGTAATGTATGTGCTCCGGGATGTACCGGAATATGGACTGATGCAGGGTTACTGTATCATCGGATGGTAAAGGAGGCAGCAGGGATGGAATTACAGGAACTTACAAATAAAGTACTGAGATTATTTGATGCGAAGACAACCGAAGATCTGCCAGAGAAATTGCTGACTGCAGTTCAAAATAATGATGAGACAGTGTATGAAAAATTTTGTGAGAATGTAAAAGATTTGAGCATCGACTGGTTACAAATGATTTTTCAGTATTACCATGCAGATAGAACGGAAAAAATGCAGGATTATACACCTAAGAGCTTAGCTGTGTTTATGGGAAAACTTGCAGGAAAATCAGATATAGTTACAGATATGTGCGCTGGATCAGGGGCATTGACAATTCAAAAATGGAATATGGACAAGAACCAAAAATTTGAATTATATGAATATGACAGCAAGGTAATGCCATTTCTACTGTTCAATATGGCAGTTAGAAATATTGAATGTAAAGTATATCATTCAGATGTATTGAAACAGGAAGTATTTCACACATACAAAATCGCAAGAGGAGAAAAATTCGGGAGATTTACGGAAATATGAAAATGAAGAAAACCTTAATATCAAATCCACCGTATAACATGAAATGGGAAATACCGCCATTCGCACAGATACAACCACGATTTTCTAAATGTTATGTAGTGCCACCTGCAAATAATGCGAATTATGCATTTGTACTAACAGGACTGGAAAAACATGACAGGTGTGTTTTCCTTCTGCCAGCCGCTATAATGAGCAGCAATCAAAAGGAGGAAAAGGCAATAAGAGAATGGTTAGTAGAGGAAAACCTGGTAGAAGCGGTGATTATCTGCCCGGACAACATGTTTGAATCCACTGGGGTGGGAACCTGTATTATTGTTTTGGACAAAAACAAAGAACATGTAACCACGGAAATGATAGACATTAGAAATAGATATGTAGAGGAAATCAGAGATCAAAAAGGGCAATATGGTGGAACCTCTCATACTAACAGAATCTATCAGAAAAAAATAAAGGTTATTCCGGAAAAAACAATGGAAGATGTGCTGGATGCAATCAGGGAAAGAAAAAGTATTCCTGATTTTTGCAAATCAGTAAGCATTGAAAAAATAAAAGAGGATAAATATTCTCTTTTGGCGAGTCACTATCTCGATATACAGGAAGAGGAAGTAAAGCATAGGAGTTATGAAGATATAGTAGAGGACCTAAACAGGGTGGTGAGAGAAAAAAATGCATGCAAGCTCACAATCAATGAGAGTCTGGCAAAAGGAATGGGATTCGATATCGAAATGTACAAAAATGATCAGCAAGATACAGGACTCAATGAACTGCTTGTAAAATTGGGAGCACCACAGCTTGAAAAAGATAATTATTTTTCAACATCAAAGAATAAAAACGAAATCCGATTTGAGAACAACAGCAAAGATATTCTGTCAAGCATCTTGGTGATGATTATGCAGACATGGAAACAGCACATATATTACCTGAATCAGCAAGAAAATAGATATTTGGCTGAATTGCGGGACGCACTGATTCCGGATCTGATGAGTGGAAAAATTGATGTAACTTAGGAGAATACATAAAAGTAAAAAATGAAGAAGTCAGATATTATCAGAAAAGATTTAAAAGGTGGATTGACTCTACTAAATGGGATTCAATTGCCGAAAGATTACCAGATGAAAATATATCTATAATAACACAAGTAATGAA